GGCCTACAGATAGTGGTTTGTTCATTTTTGTTTTCTTCGTCGCGACTGAGACGTTATAGTTGTGGGGCTCGAACCCACACGAAACAGCTGACTATTATTATTATTACTAAAGTTAAAATTAGGACTAAATTGAGCATCAATTTCAGAAAGGTCCGCTCCCTCTACGGGGGACTCTGTTTCTTCTATTTCGTCTCTTTCATCGTCATCTTCGAGCATGAAGGGTATGACATTTGCGACTAGGGAATCCTTTCTCCATTTGGATATCAGGACATCCCAGTTGAAATCGCTTATGTTCTTTCCCTTTTGTGACCACCAGTGTGACAGAATTTTATAGTGTTCGTCAAACACTTCTTTTCCATGGAACAATGATTCAATGAGAACACTTTGGCAAGAGCTCATCATCGTTGGTTCGATGTTTTTGGTTGTTTTGCATTTTGTCCAGTTAGGAATATCTTTGATTAAGCTCAAGTCCAATGCTCCAACAGATTTGCCTTCCAAAATCTTGTGACTGCGTCCTAAGAAACTGGAATTTTTCCAATCAACAAACGGTTTTGAAACTGGTAGCTTATCGATGTCAGTGTAAACGATTCCATGAGAAGTGAAACACTCTGAAATGCTGAGATTGTTGAACCAAGAAATGATGTCATCGTCAATGGCCATTATCATGTCATCGCCATAAACAAGGGTGTCGACAAGACGTTTGAAAGTTTGGTAGTCACTACTTTTATCGTTCTTTTCTGCAATCTCCTTGAAAGCCATGTACAGATACATCTGCATGCACATTGTGTTGATTATGACAGTGAGGGGCTGGCCGCTTGGAGAGCAGCATTCTGTCTTGAAAATGGTATCATAGCAAACATTGTAACCGGCAGTGATCTCTTTGCCCAATGTAGTTCTCTGTTCGTTAACCGTGGAAACATTATCCTCGCTGCAAAATTTGGAATACCAGGCATTTATGATCTCATAGCACTTCTCAACGAGGTTGTGGGGTAATGTGGGACCGAAATCACCTACATCTCCGCAGACAAGTTTCTTTCCTTCGAATTTTCTGGCCATTTTCTGCCAGTCTGAACCAAGACAATTAACGCCGATGGAGCTAAAAGTCTTCAGTTTGTTATTGTAGAAAGACGCTGTGAAATCCATGGTTCTCTGGCGGCATGCAATGGTGTACTCAACAGGGGCCATTTGAATCAACCTGGGCTTATGAATTTTATCTTCCTTTCTTCTCTCATCTTTGAGCACTGCGTGGAAAATAGTTTTAGGAACTATTCCGAGAGCCCTATCAGCATTGTTGCACTCAAGAGCCTTCTGAAGTTCCTTCGAGATGTGGACCAAGCGCGTCCCTCTTCTTTCGGTGATGGTGATTATCTGTTTCTTGTTGGAAAACTTGTAATTAAGAGGAAAACCGGTTGATGTGCTTAAATCCATGCCTGGCATATTTGGGACATTTGGAACACCTAAGATACAATCATCAAGGGACCTAATGTTATGAACTGCTGTTTTTGGCAGCATGTTTGTGAGCACATCATCTCTAACGGCTTCGAAGGCTGACTGAATCTGATCTTCGTTCCAATAAACCCTGGGCTCGTTCTTTGCAATGGCGGCAGACATTTTTGTCACACCAGGAATGTCCTCCCCTTCGTTTGTGAAACACACTGGCTTCTTGAGAGTGGGACCCAAGAGTCCATACAATGGGCTGGGCTTGATAGAGGTCTGCACCACGTGCCGAACTGGTGGGGAAACATTCGTGATGGGCTTCAGGTAATCTTTCAAATTGACCATGCTGACAAATTCGTCGGCAAGCGACTCCACTTGATGAGGAAAAAGAGGACCAAGAGTTCTATCAAATGTTGCTGGGGAGCTTATGGTGTCATCATAAATGAGATCTTCCACAACTTCTTTGGGCAAAATTTGAGCGAATCCTTCGGAAGCGAATAATCCACCTAGGGAACTGCAGACGTGGAAGGCACAGATTTTCTTGCGCTGGTCATCGATGATTAATGACATGCATCTACCTTCGTAATTTGGTTGGGCTCCAATTGATTTGAAATCATAGCTAAGGCCATTTAAATAGACTTGTTGTTCATCGTAGTCAATTAGGTTGGTGTATTCGTTCACGGGAAGCCCCAGCAAACTACTCCTCTTAACGCAATCGTAAAACTGCACATGAGTGCTCATTTCGTCCAAATCTTCAAGGGTGGCCAGGTGCGATGTAATGTCTCTGGCAAGAGGCAAACCATCAATTCTTAAAAGAACTAAATCGACCAATCTTGTAACACCGTTTTCATCCTCAGACGTGATGTTCTTACACTCAACTGCGCTGGGGGAGATGTTATACCAGCTGCTGTGAGCTTTAACTCGAATGGTTTTGAGACCTTTCAAGTAATTCCACGAGTGAGAAGTTGTGAGACCCCATTTTCCTTTGAGCATAAGCATGACTCCTGTGCCTTCTTCACCTTCGAAAGTGTAATAATTTTTGCTTGTTACCTCAGAAACGTCCCATGACATGTTGGCTTTCATTCTTTGGGCATTTGATCTGACTTTACCGGTTTTATTGACGCGCTGGTGATTCTGGAACACGTAACTCGAGTCGGAATTAGGTTTGAAAACCGACTTCCACGTCTTATACAAATTGCGCAAGATGGAGAGGGCCACAACGAAAGGGAAGATGGTGCTAGTGAAAGTCAAAATATCAGCTAACCTGTCGTTGTCATTTTGAAATTGTGAAGGGATCCTCAAGATTTTCCTATCAACCATCCTAGAGGCTAGACAATTAGAACAACTGCTGAAATATGTCTTGCCTTGATAATCAACAATATCCCCGTGGGTTTTAACAGTTTCTGCTTTGTAGGGATAGTAATTTGGATCGCCAGAAATTGGGGCTGGAAGTTTGCACAAACAATCATGCAAAACTGGATCGTGTTGTAAAGCATGCCTCTTTCCTGAGATGTAGCACTCATCACACTGAATGTAATAAGTGCTAAATCCTGTGTCATTTCTAACGCTGATTTGAGCTGAACCTTCATACGTGACATTAAGGATTGGCCTCTTATACTCTGAACTCATGTTCTGATCATTACACGAATGAGTGACTGGGGGTCTTCTGAGCATGTCGTTGTACTCTTTTACCGTGTGGACGAGAATCTGATTTTCTTCAATGTCACGTGGGGACCATCGAATGGTTGCTGAGTCACCATTTATTTTGACTTCGCTAAGCCTGTTGGTGTCGAGGACCTTGCAGATGCAGACTCTATCTCGTCTTCTGCTCTTGGAGACTTTGTATTTCATATATCCAGCATAACAAGCACTCAACCCAAGGCTGATGCCTCCTATGAGGACATTATCCATGTCTCCTCTGAATTTGAGTTCTTCTATGAGGCTCTCTGGTTTGAGATTGAAATCAAACCGGCTCGATTCATTAAATCCCTCTTCTATAAATATTTCGGGGGGTTTAATGTCGTCGGGCGTCAATGTTGGTCCGTTGATGAACTTCCACATTCCATCTCTCTGAATGAGCTGATTTTCCTCATCTTGGAAAATCTTGTTGTATTCAAGACAAAAAGCGTCCATGCCGGAGCATTTAGCTTGAGTGTGCTCATCTTCCATCCAAGGCTTATCCGATGTGCGCATAATAAGCTCTGTGATTTTGTTCATCCGCAGTTTGTACCTTTGATCCTCTTGTTGCCAAAAACTGTTGAACTTTTCTCGAATCATGTTTTCAGCAGACTCCTTGTCGTACGTGACGTTGTTGAATCTCTGTGATGTCATACAATTTAACTCAGTTATGGTCAAATGCTTGCCTGTGCTAAGAAGTTCCAAGTTCAAGTCTCTACACGAAGAACAGCCGATCCCCTTTGTGGGAGTCACCAAAGTGTTGCCTCCACAACCAATGCAGTTCTTCCATTGGGGGGAAAGCTTAACATTAAGCAGAACATCGCGGCGGCGGTGAACTGCTCCCTGTGTCTTGACAGCAGGATTGGTTGGGTGAGGGTCGTTAGAAGCAACCAAGATGATCCAAGGATGGACAGTCTTCTGTTTATCGACAGTGTCTGAAAAAGCTCCAGTGTAAATTCCATTTGATTTGATGTGGATGAGCTCCAGTAGATCTTTTGCTTCAGTGTCATTTTTAGAAGCAAAATCATCGTACTTCAGAATCTTGTGGGTTGGCTCCCAACCATCAAACCACTCGGTGCCTGCTGATTTAGTGAATATTGGATCATTTATGACTTTGCAACCGATGTCCAAAAGCATACTGTGGCCGATGTCGTCAAGCCAATCGCTCTTTCCTGTTCCAGGGTCTCCCGTGAGATAAACACAAAATGGAACTCTGCGAGCTAAAGGTCTATTAAAAGACTGAACGCTCTTAACACTTAATCTGTGAAGACCTTCGACAGTGCGAGCAAGCAAAGGTGTCCAATTTTTGTCCTTAACTTTAGATTCCAGTAAAGAAACCTGGAGCTCTTTGCCGTACTTAAGCATTTTATACAAGTACTTCACATTTTTTCTGTCGCAGAGAACCGAAGTTTCGTTCTCAGGCATCAAGAGCTCGTTGGCCGATCTTATGTACTTGGAAACCAACTTCTTTACTTCGCTCGAACTATAGACTTCGAACAGATAATCATTAGGATAGAATTTCTTGTAGATCCTGTTAGCAAAAAGCTTAAAAGAATCCACAACAAGCTCTATAAAACCTATGATCTTTTCCATCATGGTCCCAAGTCTGAACAAAGCCCCTATCTTCTTAAAGAAGGAGTCGTTTTTCTCGTATTTCATACCACAGAAGTCGCAGATGCACTTCCAAAAAGACTCAATGTCCTTCTGACCAGCATCTGCTCTGAATCCGAAAAGCTTTTTCCACGATTTCTTAAGGAAGGACTTAATTCCATTAATTGAAATGTTTAGAGACGGGGTCGGGAGAACTTTAAGCAAAATGCTGCTGATCGAAAGGATGAAAGTCCGGAGGGTTGGATTGTTGATGACATGTAAAATTTGCAAAATGACATCGGCATAGTTGCGTAGTCTAGCATCATTACTGATAAAATCCGAGAAGGATTCAGTGCATCCTTTAAAGGATTTAGCTGAATCACTGGCAGACTCCGATATCTTCTCAAAGCTCTTTGCAATGCGCTCAATGTTGGTTCCGATCTTAAACATATCAGGCCTAAACTTAGAGTGGACTGGACCTGGATTACTCTCAACATCGCCATCCTCCGTAAGGTCTTTGAATGGAACAATGGCAGGAACTCGAATACCATTAGCACCACTGTAATAGTTGGAGGTTTCAATGATGGGCAAATTTCTCTGAGGGCAGCCGTTGAACACGTATTGATGGTGATCATCACCCAATGAGCGATAAACATCGATGTTTAGAAGAGCCAAAGGACCTGAGAAGCGAAAGAATAGGCTACCAAGATCTCTATTGCTAGAAATGTTTGATTCAGACCGGGTAACTTGGAAGCTTGAATTGATGCCGTATCTCCCATAGGTATAGTGGGGAATGTTGATGGTGTTAACATTGTTGCGGTTCAAACTGTAAACCTGAGTGGAATATCCGGAAGGGACGCAGAATCTACCAGAGTTATCACTCAATGAATAACCTGAAGAATCTCCAGGAACATGGGTAACTGTCATGGTGATGCCGCTTAAAGAACCGCTAGTAGCGGAAGAAACACAGAGGGTGTAATCAAGGCTTCCACGCCAAAATCTGAACATGTCTGAAATTTTCGTGATCTTGTTATTTCCATTAACATAGGGAAGATTGTTTATGTTCCGAACGTTGGGCATGCCTGTGGTCAAAGACAATCTGCTAGTGTAGGCCGTGGGATCGAAATCAATTGAAGAGCTGCTATCTGACATTCTGACCCATAATTCCTTCCTTCTGAGGAGGGTTTTAAGATCATCATGCTTCTCTCCACCAATTTGAAGTGCCAAACTATGATGGGCAGTTGGAAAAAGGTCAATCACTCTAGGTGAAGCTTGGAATCGAAAATCTTCACCATGCACTAACATGTCTGGTCTGGCCTGAATTGGTCCAGCTGGAACTGGAACACTAGCGAAGGGCGATGGAATGATGGTTGTAACTGCAGACCAAATAGGCTGATTTTCCGAAATAGCGCTGAATTGAAATGAAGACAAATCATGAGCCAACTTAATAGCTTCTTGAATGACAACATTGCCATAGGTTGTCCGAACACTGTAAGTGGAGCCCAGTGCGTTTGTTCTACCAATCTGGATAATCAAGGGGAGAACTGCATAAGGACCACG